GATCGTCAGCGGGTCGCCCACGCGCGGGGCCTGCACCGCGACCGGCACCGGGGCGGCCGGCGGGTTCGTCACCGCCAGGGCCGCGAGATCCCACACGGTATCGGTGCCCTGCACCTTGGCCGGCGTGGTCGTGCCGCCGGGCCACTTCACCACCACGCCGTCCTTGCCGTCCCGAATGACGTGCCAGTTCGTGACGATCACGCCATGCGAGCCGGTGACGCTCACGAGCACGCCGCTGCCGCTGTGCCGCACGTTGCCATCGGCCGCCGTCACCCGCACGACCGCTGCCCGGTGGGCGGGCTCGGCCGCCACCTTGTCGGGCACCTCGCCGCTGCCGTCGCACACGGGGCAGGGGAGCCGCACCGGGGGCGGCCCGACGATCCGCTCGCCGTGGCAGTTGGGGCATTCGGCCCCGGCGGCGATCGCCGCGAACAGGGCCAGGAGGATGGCGAGCGTTCGCATGGTCACCCGGCCGCCGGCCGGCTCCAATCGTCGGGGAGGGTGCAGCTGGCGATGGCGAACGATCCACGCCAGGCCGATCTGGCGGTCCGCTCGGAGTCGTACCTGACCACGTCATAGCTGTCGGGATAGGCCATGAGCCGCTGGTCGGCCACCCACCGAGCCCACGGCACCGCGTGGCCCTTGCGGCCCACGCTCACGACCAGGCCGTGGAGCACACAGCAGACGGCCTCCTCGTAGCTCTCGGGGAAGATCACCTCGAGCGGCCTGAACAGCCGGGCCGTCTCCTGCCAGCCCTCGGGGAACCGCGAGACCGGCACCCACTGCCCGCCGCTCTGGTTGCCGTTGCCCTTGCCGCTCGTGCCCGTCAGCGAATGCCGGAAGGCGTAGTCCCGCGGCTGCACCTTGTCGGGCAGCATCCCCCGGCGGACGGCGATCTCCAGCACCTGCCGCACGTTCGCCCCGCCCCAGCGGTCCGGGTTGGCCTCGGCGTATACGCTCAATGGCGACAGCCAGACGCTGCCGGTCGTCCCCGACTCGGCGTACCGCTCGCCCACCTGCGGGCCGCCGTAGATCAGCCCGCGTGCCCGGTTGCGGGCGGCTTCGAGGTTGGCCCGCAGGGAGTGGGCCGTGCATTCGTGGGTCGGGTGCTGGTTCGTGAACCGGTCGAGGTAGTTCATCGCCCACAGACCATGCCGGTCATTCTCGGCCGCCCGCTCGGCCCACTCGCGCGGCTCGATCCACATGGCCCGGGGAAACTCCCGCGAGGCGTTGCCGCAGGCGTCCCGCAGAGCGTCGGTCGTGTCCTCGGCCGCGAGGTGGTCCGGGTAGCCATCGTGCTCGGCCGGGAAAACGTCGATGAGTTTCTGGTCGATCACGGCACGGCCCTCACGACGGCGTCGGCATCGGTCGGGGCCTTCACGATCGCCAGCACGGTCGAGCCCGACAGCACGACCAGGGCCGGGAGGCCCCGGGCCTTGGCGGCCTCCACCGCGGCTCGGTACTGGTCGGGCACCTCGCCGTCGCCGTCGGTGGCGTCGGCCTCCACGAGCGTGGCCAGGATCTGCCGCTCGCGGTTCAGCCTGTTGAGGCCGACCGTGACGCCGGGCGGAACGGCGTGCGAGTCCTTCTCGTAGACGTAGACAGCCGCCGTCGCAGTCTTCGCCACCACAGCGGTGCCGCCCCCGTGCCACGCCGGCAGCGGGCCGGCGAGGAGGATCAGCCCCAGGGCGAGAAGGACGAACGGCCTCACGGCTTGACGGGCTCCGTGGGTTTCAGCAGTTCGTGGGTCAGCTGCTCGCACACCGCCACCGCCTGGTGGTGGCCCTTGTCCCGCAGCCGTGCCGCGAGGTCGATCACGAGCCGCAGGTCGTCCACCGGTGCCCGCTCGCGGGCCGGCTGGGCCGCCCGGACCCGTTGGGCCAGCACGACCACGGCGTAGATCACGAGGCCGACGCCGGCGGCAGCCTGGAGGTAGGGGAGGACGTTCAAGACTGGGGCTCCTGGGGCAACGAGTCGAGGATGTCGAGGATCTCGCAGACGAGGGCCACGCCCTGTTCGGTGTGCAGCACCGCGGCCAGCCGCTTGGCGAGCCGGTCGTCCAGCCGGCTGGCTGTCCGCGAGGCGGCCCACTCCAGGCCGTCGGCCACCACCTGCGAACGCTCGCGAACGTCGGCCGCCGCGGCGTACCGCCGGGCGTAGCCGATCGCCGGTGCCCACTCGCGAAGAAGGCGGATCTCGGCCAGCATCACGCCACCCCGCGGACCAGAGGCAGCACCTGCTCTACGGCCCCGGCCGCGATGGCCAGCACGAGCGACCGCACGGCGGGCTTGGCGATCACCCACAGCGGCCAGGCCACGACCGGCACCGCCTTGTCGGCCAGGGCGTCGAACAGCTGGCCGACCGCGTCGACAACGGCCGCTTTCTTCTGCGCGCCGGTCATGGTCACCACGCCGTCATAGGCTTCGGTCAGCAGCCGCAGCAGGGCCACCATCAGTTCGCCGAACTCACGCCAGGTCAGCCCGTCGGACGCGGCGACCTTGGCCGTCTCGATGAATGCCGACGCCTTGCCGAAGGCGGAGGTCGAACCATTGGCGGCGACGGTGAGCGGGGCGTCGGAGATCATTGGATTTTTCCCTCTTCGTAGAGCTGCTTGGCTTGTGCGACGGTGCAGAACGGAACGATTGCTCGCGACGGATCCCCGGCCCCGGCGAGCTCGAGGGCCAGCCGCTGCCAGAACGTCAGCGGTTCGGCCCGGCGGCTGGTGATTGCCCCGACGCCGACCCGTGACGAGGTTGGAACGTGGACGTGGTTTGCCGACTCGCCTGCCGGCGCGATGGCCTCGCGACCGCGGGCCGTGTGGCGAAACTGCGAATCCTCTCGGGTTCTCACGGCCGCGTTCCTTCTCCCGTCATTGTACGGGCGTCCAGTTGTGCCCCGGGCCGCGGAGCGGCCCGGGGTCTGCGGTCCTGTGGGTCAGCCGGCTGGGAATGGCAGGGCCATTTCGACCAGCATCCGCGTCTGCTCAAGCGGGCCGCGATTGTCGATCACGCGGTCGATCAGTTGGCGCGAGATGCCGGCCTCGCTGCTGTGGGTGTGGTGCGTCTCTTGGTCACGCTCCACCAGCCACACCTCGCCGCCCTGGTTGCGGATCCACTCGGCCTCGTTGTCGAAGCGAACATCCGAAAAAACGATCGTGCCGCCGTAGGTTTCGATCCGCCGTTTTGCGAGCCGCAGCCAGATGTCTTGTGCCACCATGCCGCGGCCCCACTCGGTGCCGAGCAACTGCATCAACTCCCGCGGGCTCTTGCCGAGCCAGACCAGCGGTGTCTCCTTGTTCCTCCGGCTGCGGAGCATCTCTTCGGGCACGCCCAGCATGGCGGCCAGCCCTTCGTAGAGCGGGTCCGCAAACCCGAACACGGCCGCCCCGGGGATCATCTCGGCCACGGTGTTTTTTCCGGCCCCAGCCCGGCCGGCGATGCCGATGATCCGGCGGCGGTCCAGCCTGTCCTTCACCGGCTCATGGATGCGTGCCATCATCTCCTCGCGGCGGGCCTTGATCCCGGCCCACGCCGCCTCGAGCTGCTCGGGGCTCATGCTGCCGCCGATCCGCTCGATCTTGAACTCGGCCGGGGCCGTCTCGGTCGCCGGCTTGATGTCGACGCCTTTGATCCGCTCCAGGAACTCCGCCGGCAGGTCGGCCAGCACGACCGGCTCCGCCTCCGCCGTGGCCCGCTGGGCCTGCTCCATCGTCCGGGCCTTGGCCACGAACGGGCTCCCCTCGCACGCCGTGCAGCCGACCTCCGGCTCCCGCCACACGTCCGCGAGCACCGCCGCGGCGGCGGCCTGGGCAGGCTGGCAGCCGGCGAGCGGGTGCGGACGGTAGCCGTCCAGCTTCGGATCGTCGGCCGGCGTGGCCGCCATGCGGGCCGCCACGGCCTCGCGGATCAGTCGGTTGGATTCTTCAAAGCTCGCCATCTGCTTCTCCTATTGCATCCGCGGCCCGGCGACGTGCATGGCCGTCAGCCCACCGGCCGCGTCGTAGATGAACAACTCCATCGCCTGCCGGTTGCCGACGAAGCCCTCGACCGCGTGGTAGTCGTCCGGCGGGCAGAGGGCCGGGGCCACCCGCACGAGCACGCCGTCGTATGTCTCGATCGGCCGCGACCACTCGGCCGCCTGGTGGTGCAGGTGGCCGGTGTGGATCTCGCGGTACGGGCAGCGTGCCCACTCGCGGGCGGCCTCGATCGCCATCAGTTGCGGCAGCTTCCGCTTCGCCTTGTGGCCATGCACGAACCCCAGGAGGTTCCTGCCGTGGGCTAGGTACTTCCGCGGCGTGTATTCGCTGTCGACCCGCACCCGCTTGTCGTTGCGAAACCGCTCGGCGAGGATTCGCTGGAAGGCGAAGGTCAGCGTCTCGTCGTGGTTGCCGTTCACCACGAGCGTGTCCACCGGGGCCACCCCCGCCGCGGCATCGACCAGGGCGAGCATTGAATCGGTTCCGTCGTTGAGCATCTTCGGGAGCCGGCCGTCCCGCTCCAGCGGCGTGCCCTTCGTGGTCGTGCCCGCCGGCGAGTCGTAGTGGTAGACATCGCCCAGCGTGGCGACCGTCAGCCGGCCGGGCTTGTAGCGGGTGGCCACGTCCAGCAGCTCGGCCGACGCCTCGCGGACCAACTGGGCCGCGATGTCAAGGTCGTAGTCCTGGCCGGCCGTCCGCCGCCAGGAGTATTTTCCGTAATGAACATCTGCCACCACGAGCACCGCCCATCGGTCGCTCGTCTTCACCGGCTTCGCCCGGGGCGTGATCGGCTTTCGGATCTCCCCCTTCGCCGCCTCGATCATCGCCTCGACGCACTCGCGGACGCTCGGCCCGGCCTTCGGCCGCAGCCGCACGAACACCCGA